CAAAATTAGGGCGCTCAACGATCAACAACTATTTTCATGGAACTCCCATTAGAGCAAATGAGGCTACTGACATTGCCAATTCGATGAATGACAGCGAACTAAGCTATGAAATGGCTAACTTGTTTCTAGGAATCCCTAAGCTGTTTAGCGGTGACGGAATATACCACGATTTACGCGGGCTTTTATTCACCGATAAACGAGAAGAAGACGAGGAGAAAGCTTCTTTCATCAAGCACGACATTGAGGGTATTGCTAATGATCCCAACTTTACACGTGATGACGCTAAAAACTTGAAAGCATACGCATTCGAAAAATTGGATAGCACAGTCGCAGATCTAACCGAGCTGAATGCCATTTGTGAAATGCTAGGCATCTCAATTATGGATCTTTTCAGCGAAAGGCTCCCACATTATCAGAAACTTCATTATATGAGGAAGGAAGAGCAGGCATGGAACAAGGATTCACACTGATCGATCCCACTAAGCCGCAAAGGACACGCAAGCCCTTTAAGCCCAAAGTTTATTGGACGCCAAAAGATGTCATGGCACACTATCAGGTTTCTGCCGCAACAGTGAGCCGTTGGAAGAAGCGTGGCGCTCCATTCGTTGGGCCAGGTAAAACACAGCGAGTTGAGCCTGAGAAGATGGAGCGTTGGTTTGCACGACAATAGGAGGCCTAACAAATGTTAGAAGCAATCATGTCAGTGCTGTTCGATCCAACATCAGCCTTTTGGAAATATCTGCTTGTCGCTCTCGCCGGCATCATGATCGGCGCCACAGCAGTAGGAGGGTGGAAACAATGGACACGTTAGGAGGAAGAACTATGCGTGACACGAAGGCATATTGGCAAGACATTCACGATCAGGTCGAGAACGTGATTTACAAAGGGCATGCAGATCGTGGCTGGGATTGGATGTTTCGACTTAGCTTGATCATGCTCAATAAATGCGCACAAAAAAATCCCGTAGCTCCTACTACGGGAAATCAGAAACTGAGCAGATATTATTATGACTTAATTTTATCACGGAAGGCGGTCGATGACCATGCTTGATTACAATACAGCGGTTCTGAACGAGTATCAACGACGAGAAGCGCTTGAAGATAAAGCCGTCGCTGATTGGGAATCCTATCACGGTACCGTATTGCCCCAAGATATGGATATCGAACAAGCGGAGGAGTTCTTGTCCATGGCTGACGACTGGAATGTTGATCGTACAAAGCCTTGGTTTTACCAGTCCCGTTACGCCTCACCACTTGATGGCGCATTTAATGAAGGAAAAGAGTTTTCCTATTTGAGTGATCAAGTTGCGGAGCACGGAATTGACTGGTTCTACCATCGAGTCTTGCGCGATCCATCTGATTACTTCAGTGACCAAGCGATTGTCAACACACTGTTCGGAAAAGAAGATCCAATTTCAATCCTAGAATTTCTAAAAGAACGTGGATTCAAACAATGGCCAAGAAAACAGGAGGAGTACAAATGAACAATCAATACGATCTGGCTAAGATGCCAGTCAAGAAATTAATTGAAACAGATGCCATTAAGAATAAGTTTGCAGCGCTTCTGGACAAGCGGGCACCACAGTTTCTGTCATCAATTGCCAGCGCGGTAAGCCTTAATCCAAGATTAGCCAGAGTTGATCAGTTAAGTGTTATCAACTCGGCTATGGTAGCAGCAACGCTCGATCTTCCGGTTAATCCGAGCCTGGGTTTTGTCTACATCGTTCCATACAAGAACCAGGCGCAGCCACAGATTGGTTATAAAGGCTACATCCAATTAGCTCAACGATCAGGACGGTATCAGCGCCTGACTGCTTTACCAATTTATGAAGATGAGTTCAAGAGCTGGAACCCACTAACAGAGGAACTTGAGTACACGCCGAACTTCCACGATCGCAAAGCAAGCGAAAAACCGGTTGGCTACGCCGCATCGTTCAAACTGACTAACGGTTTTGAAAAGATGGTCTATTGGACTTATCAGCAAGTCGATGATCATCGCAAGCGTTTCAGCCAATCTGGTGGTGGCGCGGAGCCCAAGGGCGTTTGGAAAGACAACTACGAAGCTATGGCCCTGAAGACGGTAATCAAATCGCTGCTGACTAAGTGGGGTCCAATGACAACCGACATGCAGAGTGCCGTTACCGCTGATGAGAAACCAGTTGAAGTAGATACAGAAATCAAGGATGTCACTCCGGAAGACGACCCAAATTCGATTGAAAGTGTACTTAATGCTCCCGCTGAACCCGTCACAAAATCGGAGGTGAAGCCAGATGCTCTTAAGCCAGACATTACCCACGACCCAAATGCAGGAAAACAACCAGACATCTTCGACGGTCAATAAGGATAATTATTACTCACTGGATACCAGTTTCAAATATCAGTCTGCTACCTGGTTTAAGAAGTTTCTGACATGCGAAGCAGAAGCGATGGCCGAGTTGCAAGGTAAATGGACACCAAGAGGTGATCCGACTGCCTTGCTGGTTGGAAACTATCTACACAGCTATTTTGAATCGAAGCAAGCTCATGAGTCTTTTATCAAAGGACACCCAGAGATGTTCTCAACTCGTGGATCATCAAAAGGACAACTGAAAGCCCCGTATAAACAAGCTGATGCGATGATTGCCACGCTTGAAGCTGATGAGAATGTTCAACGACTTTATCAGGGCGAAAAAGAAGAGATCCTGACCGGTGATCTGTTTGGTGTCGAGTGGATGGGCAAGTTGGACTGCTTCGATTCCACAAGATCGTTCTTCTGCGATCTTAAAACGACCCAGTCGCTTCGCAAGAAATATTGGAAACCGGGAGAACATCAGCCAACCAGCTTTATCGATGCCTATAACTATCAGCTTCAGATGGCGGTTTATCAGGAGTTGATTTACCAAAATTACGGAACGCGACCACGAGCATTCATCATTGCCGTGACCAAGGAAGATGTACCCGACCATGCCGTCATCGAAGTGCCACAGTACCGTATGGACGAGGCACTGGAAGAGATCCACGACAGCACCGAACACGTTGAAGCGGTTAAATACGGTCAGGTGCGGCCACATCGATGTGAGAAGTGTGACTACTGTCGCGCTACCAAGAAAGTTGCCACGATCATCAGCATGGACGAGTTAATCGACTAAGGAGGTGATCGCTTGGCAAGACCAGTAAAAGAAGGACTTGATTACTTTCCATTCGATGTTGATTTTGCAACGAACGAAAAGACAGAGGCAATTACCGGTGAATTTGGACCAAAGGGTGTTTTGATTTTCATTTATCTGCTCGCGGCGATCTACCGCAAAGGCTATTACCTCGAGTGGACCGAGCTAGCTAAAAACCAGCTTGTCAATCGTGTCAGTGGTGCGACTGGTGAGTTGGTGGGGCTAGTGGTCAAACGTCTGACTGAGTATGGGACTTTCAATAAAGACCTGTTCCTGTCGGACAACGTTTTGACCAGTCAACGCATCCAAGAAACGTTCACTGATGCCACCAAAAGACGAAAATCGCAAAAACCAACATTGTATTGGATTAATGCAGACAATAACTCCACTTCAGATGGTGTTAATGACGACATTAATACACAAAGTAAAGTAAAGAAAAGTAAAGTAAATAAAACTAAACGACAACAGACTACTGCTCCAGTAAAGGCAGCAGAGAGGCCTACTGAAGAACCGTCATCGTCGTCATCATCAATTCTTGATATTTGCAATTTCTGGGAAGGAAACGGGTTTGGACAACTGTCACCGTTCACCAGAGAAAGCCTTGTTGATTGGGTTGATGACATGCGAAAAGCAGGATCACCTGAACCTGAGAAGCTAGTCCTAAATGCGCTACGGACTGCAGTTGAAAGCAATGTCAGAAACTACAAGTACGTCAATGGCATCTTGAAAAACTGGGAGAGCAAGCGTCTTCTCACCGTTGCTGCTGTCGATGCAAACGATAGTGAACGCCAGTCAAACCGAACGCCGCACACCGAACCGAAAAAGGAGAACTGGGGATATGGAGTCGACTAAAGGACTATTCACACATGCGGACGTGCAAAGAATCATTGAGAAGCGTGGAATTGACGTTAATACGCTGCCAACTCAGGCCGAGATCGAACACCGCTTCTACGAACGCTCTATGGCCGCATTGAACCGTAAAAAGGCACGTGCCATTTATCGCTACTCAGTCTTCCCCGGAAACGTTCCGGCTAAGTTTACGTTCGAAAAATGGCAGCCTGAACTACAAACGGATCAGCAAAACTCTAGGAATCTGGGGAATCGTGCATACAAGCTGACCAAGCAAATGGCGGAAGTGCCTAAGAACGTGGTTCTGTTTGGACCGCGTGGGACGGGTAAAACGTCCTTGGCCTTAGCAATGCTAACCAGATTGCGCGATCAAGGCCAGTCGGGACTGTTTATTTCAACAGCAGAGCTGAGTAACCTGATGGGCTTGCAATACGATGCACCAGACGTTCGCCTGCGTTTAGCAGGCATTGAGCGGGCAATGAAAGAGGCTGGCGTGCTGTTGTTGGACGACTTCGGCACAGAAGGCGGTATGAAACTCGACATCAAGCCAGTGAGACGTGACATGCAAGAGCTGATGTATCGCGTTGCAAATGCCCGCCTTAATTTTGAGAGCAACAGTCCTCGTCTATCAACAATCATCACAACGAACAACGAGCTGAGTGAGCTTGAGCACATGTACAACAGCAAACTCATTAGCCGCCTCATTCCAAAATCAAAAGACTGCACACTCAACTTTGAAGATTTGAAAGACGTAAGGGGAAAACAAAAGTGAGAGTCGAAGAAATGACGAATAGATATTTGCAACGCT